TCCCCTTGTCATTGCCATTTCACTAACTGTCGGGTAAGTTCCATCTGCATTTCTAACATTTTTAAGAGATATATCTACAACTGCACTTGATGCTTTTTCAGATGCAGGAACAAATCCCAAATCTTTTGCACGAGACACTACATTCTTTCTAATTTGTGCTGAGTCTAAGAACAACTCACTACCTGCAATGTTTGTATTTACTGCACCAATATGTGACGAGTACGCAAGAAGGTCGATTAAGACTGACATAGTTGACCCTTCAAAGTCATAGTCCTTTAATCTATCTTGTCCTTGTAAGTATGATTTAAGACTATCTGCTATATTTTCAAAATCTAAATCGGTGATGTTTATTTGTGAACTCTTAATCGCCATTATCTTGCCCTTGTTATTTTAAACTGTACATCTTGCTGTCTGTTTACGTTTCTAATATTATAAAAAATCTCTAAGTTAACCTCATTTGAATCACTGTTAGAAATACGAGTAGTTACTTTATCCACTCTAGGTTCAAAATCTGTTATAGTTTTTGAAATCCTTTCTTGCATCTTTCTAATTTTTCTATCTGTATTCAATTCAAATAGTAAGTCTCTAACAGAACCACCAAACCCTGGCTTGAATGGTCTTTCATAATGATTGGTTAATACAATGTTTTTAACTGACCTCTTAACTGCTTCGACATCACTTCTAGTTGTGACATCTCCAGTTATAGGATGTGGTTTGAAAAGTAAATCTAAGTCTCTATACCCTTCTTTCGTTGCAACTACTTTTGCATTGTTTACTATATCTATTGCCATACTTCTATTTATGCACTGTTAGACTTTTATTATTGAGACTAAGTCAAATTCATTAGGGTTTTCTTCAAATGTTGCCGTACTACTTGTTACGCCGTTCACCGTACTACTTGTTATAGTTACACTTGAACCTGATTGTTCTACTCCATTCACAAAGACTTTGATGTCTCCACTTCCACTTGGTACTGCAAACTGACTAGTTTCACCATCTGAATCGAAAGATGCTACTCCCTCCACTCTACTTCTACTACTAGTATTGACACGAACTTTAGGTTTGTATGTGGTTGATTCTAATATACCATCTAGATTAGGTATAGCAATCATAACTGCAAATGGGTTTCCAATAAGTTTTAAGAAGTCACACATAGTTAAGAGTAACAAATCAATGATTGCACCTAATCCTATTGCCGCAAAAAACTTTTCAACCAACTTGACCCACCCAAAAAGAAGTTTCTGCATCCAGTTCTGTTTGAAGTCTTCTAGTGCTGCTTGGAACTTTGCAAGTCTTTCTTCTGAACTAATAGTAGTAGATATATTCACTCCACCGATTATCTCTTCAACAGTCATTCCTATAATTGGTATCACAAATCCAAGTACATGGTCTTCCAATGCTCTTAGATATTTTCCTTTCTCGTCTGTAAGTTTTTGTTCTAGTTCTCTCTTCTCTTCGTTTAGTTTTTCGATTGTCGCAGGGTCGGTTTCAGTTTCCAACTTCTTATCAATCTTTTTAATTTTCCCTCTAAGTTCACTAGCAGTAGTTTGAAATCTTCTCTTTAGTTCTGATACAAGGGTTTCTATAAGTGCAGATATATCCATAGTAAGAAGTTCTGCAATTTGTGAGAAGGGTAGTTTCGGTAATCCTAATGCATCCCATATCTCTTTGAACAAGTCAATGAGTTTTTCAAATGCTTTTACGTGTGCATTTAAAACCCATTCCTTCATCTCCTTTTTGATATAGTCCCAAATAAGTTTTGCTCTTGCATCATTATTGAGTTCTGATATTTCTCCATCAAATTTTCTTTGTGCTTCAGGAACTAAATTAAAGAATGTATCAATGAGTTTCGTTCTCTTCTCTTCAAGTGTAAGTATATCTTTTTCTAGTTGTTCCTTTTCCTTTTCTAACTTATCAATCTCTTCTGCACTTAAAACAAATATTTCTTCAGTTAACCTTTCGTTAATTTTTGCAAGTTCTTTTCTTTTAGATATAATTTGAGTTACAAAATTCTTTCCACCGATTTGGTCTTGTATCTCTGTTCTATAATCAGGAGCGATGACTATCTTAATGATGTCTATCTCAAGACCTAGAATGTTGATGGTCAAACTAAGTGGTACAAGTTTTTGTATCAACTCTGAAATTTTAATTGGAATGAATAATGCAAATTCTGAAAATACCTCCGTTAGTGCATCTTCAAGTTCTTTTTGTAGATTGCGTTTCTCTGTCCCTTCTCTCTTTTTCCAAAACGGACTTAGAATACTTTGCATGTTATCAAAGAACTTACTGATATCTTCTTTGATTTCGTTAAACTCTTCAAAGAGTTCTCCTAATAGAACCCTATCGATATAATCTTCTGCAACTTCTATCTCCGTTAAGATTGCATTCCGTTCCTCATCTGTTAAGTCGGGGTTCTGTAATTTTTTATTGAGTTCTACTAACTCCTCTTCTTTCTCCTTTTTCAATAGAGCAATCTTTGCATCTAGTTTATCGGGAAGTTGTGCAATTTCTAAAAGAGGTTTTAGTAAATCTTCTACTTTGGGTATACTAAAGATATCATCTGTTGGACACGGAAATGAAAGAGGTAAATCAATCTTTAAATCTTCTGAAGTTTCTGCTACATTCTTTGTGGTCACTATGAACCTTCTTGTATTACTTGACCTTTTAGGAACAATACTTTTGCAGATTGGAGTGTCATGTTATCACCTGACTTAATATCCATTGTTCCCGTGACATCAATTTCACCTTTACCATAACCTTTCAATTTAACATCACCATATGTCTTGATATCTGCATTACCATTAATGTTCACGGTTACATTGCCACCAATATACACTTCATCATTTGCACACACTACAGTGTATCTATCGTTGACAATTCTAGTCATTTGAGAACCATTGGGATGAATCTCGTGGAAAGTTCCAGTCCTATGTTCAACTGCGATTCGTTCAAATTTAGGTGTGTCATCTAATTCAATCATATGACCCGACTCGGTTTCTGTAACTTTATTGTATGGGTAAACTGGGTTTGCTCTTGAGGATGGGAATCCTGAAAGTCTTGGGTCGGTCTTATTGATTGCTTCTACAAATGCAGCAACCCCTTGACCTGCAACTTGACCATTAACACTTCTATGTGCATAGTTATTTTCACCATCTTTCTCATCCCCTCTTGCAAACTTAGATAGGTCTGACTCTTCCATGTACAATGGATATCTTGGTAGACTGTCTTCTGTTAGAGTTGGGTTTGTATATGTTGAACCTTTTCCTAAATAAGTTATGTCCAATTTTTCAGGTTTGATTGGAGCAGTATCTAATGCATGTTCTAAACCAAAACCTCTTGTGGGTGCATGCTCTGGGTTTGCACCATCAGGTGTTCCACTGTATGATGATGTATCTTTACCATCCTTGTCCTTTACTGTTCCAGTCAACTTTCTTGGGTCATTAAATCCATCAGTAATCTTTCTAGATACAAGTTTTTTATCAACCCCTTCTTTAAATCCCACTTGTGGTATACCTGCAGCAGAACCTATAATGACTGGTAACTGACATGCATCCCCATCTCTGAAGAACCCAAATACCGTACTCCCTTCCACAAGTCCGTGTTGTGTTCCAAAACCTGATAACCCTGCAGAGGTAGTCGGTAGTAACACTTGGGCCCATGGAAGGTCGGGTGTAGAAATCTTTTGTTTGTTTGCAGTGTGGATACCATGACAACGAACTCTTACTCTACCTATCTTAAGAGGGTCTTGTCTATCTTCAACTATACCATAAAATGTTTTCATTATATCACCTTCGGACTTGACTTAGTTTGAACTGCAGTTCTAATATCTTTTGCATAACTTTCTTTAACACACTCTAAATGACATACACCTCTATATTTAACTGCATCTGCCTCTATGGTTAAATTTACAATTAGATATCTATTATCATTAACTACATCTTTGACTACTGCACCGTCATGTTGTGATTCAGGTTCGGGTATTGCTAATTTTATAATTTGACCAGTAGTCAAATCAGTCCTTAGTGGTATTGTAACTACAATTCTATTTTGTTCTAGTATTTGAAGTAACCCAATTCTTTCTAGTGGTGAATTATCTATTATATTATTACCTAAGAATGTACTGTCTTCTGATATATCTTTTGCATTGTCAAATTCATGATTAGAAGTATGTGCATTTAATACAACTCCTTCAAATGCTTTATTTGGGGCAAGGTCAACAGTGAAGTCTTTAGATTGGGGTGGATTCGTATCATCTAAAATAACATCAGCAGTCCTTACAACTTCTTCATATGGATTCAATTCACTTTCTGTTCTAATTATAGGAAACCCCGAAAGGTGTTCTCCCCGTTGAAAGGTTTCTTCAATGTCATAGACCATATCAGATTCTAATTTCCTTACAGCATCATAGACTCTCATAGAGGATGCGTAAGCACCTGCACCAGTTCCTTTAAGTGTATCAAACTGTTGAGGTTTATGGACATGCATAATTTGGGTATTCAATCCATCAAAGTCATTGATGTCTTTTTCATTAGTAGTCGTATCTGCATTCCTTGGTTTATATGAAAACACTAATGGGAACTCCATACTTAACATAGTGTCAATACTTGAAAATCTAAATCCACCATTCAAAGTCTGAAAGAAGAACATACCATTCTTCCATGAAGAAGAAGTACCACCAATGTCTGCTTCACTTACAATATAGTTTATTAATCGATTAGCACTCCAATTGGGTGAAACGAATTGTAAACTATCGGGTGAAGTTTCTTCCCATGCATCTATTTCACTAGGTTTAATGTTTATACCTTTTGGGTCTTGACAAATCTTATACAACATATTGGTATAAGAACCTCTTAGTACTTCATTAATTCTTGTGGTTTCAGCAGGAAACATTCTAGGGTCACAAAAATTTAACATGTATGTTTGACTACTTTGTTTATGGGTGTGTACATTGACTGCTTTATAGATTCTGAAAGTTTTTTCTATAGAAAATTCTTTTGAAGATACATCTGACATACCTTCTTTTTGTTTCATACGAATTGTTAAACTTTCTTGACCAGTGAATTTATAGTTCTTTAAAATATTAAGACCGTCTAATAGATGTATGTCTCCTGTAACAAACTTCTTGAATATAGATTCATATAATCTAAACCCCGAAACTACATCTGCACTAAAATCTATTGTGTCCTTTTCAGAGTTTATGATTGTACAGGACTCTAATAGAAATTCACCTGCTTTATAATTACTCATCTGACATTACACGCTCAAATTCTGCAACAACTCTTCTAATCTTTGAAGGTCGTATAACCTTGATGGTTCTTTTTGATTCGTTTAATGCCCATTCCTCATCATAATGTGACACTTCTGCAAATCCACTTCCACTAAAGTTTTTTCTAACTCCATCTGCATTGACATAATAGGATACATCATCTTTGTGATATACTGTAGATTGGACTGTAAATGATTTACTACTTATTGAACCTGTAACAATGTCTCCAGTTGAAAACTCCCCACTCACAATAATTTGTTTATGTGAACCATCAACCACAAGTACATTACCAGTCTTACCAGTATTAGATGTAATCTTTTCTCCAACAAGAAACTTAGAAGTTGAGGAGATGACATCTGCTATAGTTGGTGCAACAAGACTTTGACCTTGGAACTTCTCTTCAATATATAAATTGAAAGTCTCACTATCCATATGCCAGTCATAATAATTCTCTGTACCATTAACCAAAAAGAATGTCCAATGCAAGTCACTGTCTCCATACAACTTTGCAGCAACAACATCAGGTCTCTCACCGTCTGTCAATTCATAAGTTTCATATTCAATATAGTTATTTACTGCTTCTTGTTGAATTGACCCCTTACGGAAGAAGTCCTTTATTGTTATAATTTTTCCTGTATTTAATGTGTATTGTATTTCAGGAAAGTTTGTGAAAAATTTATTTGCCATTATCCTCTCCCTCCACTAGCAGGTGTTCGGGTTCTACCCCTTCTCTTAGCAATGTCATCATTACTAAGTCCTTGGTTTCTTAATTCATTATCGTTTGTTGCGTTATCTCTCAAACTATCCATACCAGTAATACTCTTATTACCTCGGGGAGAAATTTGTTGATAATTTTCTTGTGAAAGTATTTTTATTTCTAAAAATTCAAGTGTCATCTTAGTTGACACTGGTTGACCATCAGTGAATGTTGCAAACTTTTGTCCATTGAAATGGTCTACATCACATTTAGTACACACCATAGGTAAGAACCCATCTAAGACCTGTCGAATAGGGCCTTCAAACTCTACATCAAAAACATTGGGAAAGTTAAAGTAGTTTTCAACTCCTGCATCACCATCTTTTCCACCAAATGTATCGGGAAGCATTGCAGTTCTGAATGTGTATATAATATCATTGGCCATCTCTGCTTCTTCAGCACTTTTAGGCCAGAACTCATAATCAAATGAAAAACTTCTGAATGTTACTCCCTCTAACATTTGTTCTTGCATGGGATTTTTTGCTCTACCGTCATTGATATTTCCTACACCAGCAGTAAGTTTATTACCCATTGCTTGTAATCGTCTTTCAAATATTTTACCTATTTGACCAGTAGTCTCATTAAAAGTATCAGGAAGCCCTTCTTCTTCTCTAATATCTTGTATTGCTCTTGCCATTGTTCCGACATTTTTCCCAGTATAAGAAACCTCTGAAGAAGATGTTAACCCATCAGGTACATACAACATAATCTCAACACCTGTATCTCCAAAAATGTTGGCGGCATTCTCTCCCTCTCTCTTTCTTCTTAAACGAGTTTGAAAGGTAATGTAGTTATCCACTTCTTCTAAGGGATATCTTAATTCCTTATATCCGAGAGGTGGTGGACTCTTACTCAAGTTCTTAGTCCTATTACTTGCAACAGATTGTTCTAGTGAACTTCTTCTCTTCTCTAAACTTCTTTTTGCTTCTTCCGCTCGTTCTCCAAGTTTATCTAATGCAGAGGTAAAGTTTTTACTACTGAACTTACTTGCAATACCTTTGAAAGAATTGATAGCAGACTTCGCTTTATTGATTTTTGAAATTAGTTTGTCGATAGATGCCATTGAGAATCTCTATAAATAGTATTAAATTAATTATGTACACTTCTATTTATGCAACATAAGGGTAGGTTCAAACCGAAGAACTATAAAAAATACAAAGGAGATTCTACAAAAATCTTCTACAGGTCGTCATGGGAGAGAAACTTCATGATATATTGTGACAAATCTCCAGCAATCTTAGAGTGGAACAGTGAAGAGATAGTGATTCCTTATATATCTCCACTTGATAAAAGAGTGCATAGGTACTTTCCCGACTTCTTTATCAAGTATAAGAGTGTAACTGGAACAATCGTAAGAGAAGTAATAGAGGTCAAACCCAAAAGACAGACCATGCCACCCAAACCCCAACAAAGAAAAACTAAAAAGTATCTTAATGAGATTACTACTTATGCAGTCAATGAAGCAAAGTTCAAAGCAGCAGAACAATACTGTAAAGATAGAAAATTTAAATTTAGGATTTTAACTGAAGACCATCTGACCTAAAGACATAAATAGAAGTATGGGACTTTTTACA